CTTCCGTGTATCAGGGACTGGTAATATACATCTTACACGATGATATGCACCAGTAACATCCGTTTCGTACTGCTTAGGTATTAAACTAAAGCGGCCGATAACAGGAGAGTTACCTGAAACGGTTGGAAGTTTCCCGTAGCGTTTCTCTATACATGTATAGAGATACTCTGCAGTGCCAACAAGGCCATTGCGGACTAGTTCCCGACAGTGCCGTTCGACATTAACAAGCGATAAGCTATTATTGCCGACTTTACTGTTAGGATCTAAATACAAAAATGTGTCTTTAACGACAATTTTTGAACCGCTAAGCTTTAATCGCACAGGTGAAACACTTTGTCCGTAGTAAAAATCTCCACCACAACTTTCTCGAAAGAAAGAAGTGGAAAAAGATTTTTGCTCGTTAACAACTAAGGAAATCTTTCCTAAACTATCTCTTACACAAGCAATATATTTCGTGGGAACGATTAAATCGTCACCATAAACATATACAAGCTTCATAGCTTGAGCGTAAGTGAGAGTAGAGTTGTTAACTATAGCGCGAACAGAGGCCAAATAAACCAAATGGCTTAAAATGGGAAATGTTAACCCGGACCCCATACCTGCTAGTTTGTTCAAGGTTATGAACTTACCAGAAGGTAGCTTTGCTCTTTTCGTCCTTCGATTTACGAAATACGAAACAGCAGGCGAATGTCTGTAGATATGGCTTACAACTTTGTAAGACACTCTATCAGATGCATCCTTGAGGTCAAGAGTAGCCCATTCTTTCGTAACACTCGATACACGAGCAAGCTCACGATTGACTTGCTGGTCTTGGAAATTTATCCGACCGGAGCTGTAATGATTCAGCTGACGTGTAAACCAGTCGAAGAAAGAAAGTTGACTTTTCAGAGCCGTAAAAGGTTCACGTACAATTGTACGGGGACCGCGAGAATCTTTTGGTACAAAGAGTACCTCAGAATAATCGATATACGGTACAGGTGCACTAGAAGGTGCATTCTTATAAGGTTTATAAAAACCTTCAAAACCAGGGCACATATAATCAGGCGAACTATCATTAAGTCGTCTGAGGTACCATGGTTCAACAGTTTTGTTATAAACAGAACTGCCAGAGAATGTTCCGCTTACAGCACGAGGACCATTAGACTGAAAAACATCTAAAGGTACGGACGTGCTAATTGCACTCATATGTGTTTCGAAATCTTTACGAAGTCGATCAACATATGCAAAGTCAACATCGGCATTGAGTTCAGAGTCAGTTTTTACAAACTTATCTTCACTCTCTTGGAGCTTAGCTTCAGGGAAGTCAAGTGAGAGTTTATAAAAATACTCACAAAGCTGACGACACTGCCATAGAGCAAGTGCGTCAACTTCCTCCAATACTTTGCCACTTGATTTGTCAAAGATTCTATCTAAGAAACTTCGAAAAAATCGAAGAGACTTGCCTTTCCAAGCAAAATCAGTAGGACGTTCAAAGTACCCTAATTCAAGGGACCTAAGAACGGCCTTGCTGAGTTTTGGAAGGGTCACCGTAAGGAAACTAATGCCTTCAGGCGACCTAAGTCGCTTAAGGCAATAGAACCTGGTGAATGGATCTAGGCCACAATCGAATGCGACCTCATTGAAAAGTTGGACATAGTCAATCCTCATCTCAGAAACCTGTTATAGGACTGGGATGTGGGCTGCAGTGTCCTGTAAAACTAGGATTCTCCCTGCATCAATCGTGAAACGATTGTTGCAGTTAAGAATTCACTGATGTCGCTCGTAAGGTTATCAATATCCGCCCCAGAAAAATCTGCGTCGGGTGTCGTTATATTTAAAGTAACGACGGATTGCTTACGTGTGACAACAGTACCTACGGTGACGTCTTTTTCATAGACGCGCGTAACAGATGAACGCAAAAGTTTATCTTTAGACTTCTGCGCACCTCTGACACGAAATTCATTAAGAGGCTGACCGAAAACGGTAGTCGATAATGAATAAGTGCCAGGTGTACGTGGTTCGTAGGTCTTAGTATTTACAGTGATGTTGCCAAATGGCATGATAGTGCTCCAGGTCTGAGGGTATGTATTTGCATGCTCGCCAGCGCCGAGGCGCTAATTTGTCCATTTGAGACAAAGGATCCTTTCCGAAGGGACCCCTTTTAACGTTTAACTCTACCACCAGATTGGTAGTTGAGATAAAAAATGTTAAAAAGTTCTCGAAATGAAAGGTTTCCAACAGAAAAAGAAGGAACAGTGTCTTCCTTACGAAGAACATTGTACTCTCGAACCCTAAAATACGTCTTCATATCAAATGAAGGCGAACCTCCGGCTATGAAAGTTGATCCGTCAACAGAAACTTGGGCAGAAAGTTCGGTTTTACCCGAAAACCAGCCAAAGAATCCGATAGAATCAACCCATCCTCTAGTAGCAAGACTTTCAAGAAAGTCGCCAATAGGAAGGATGTAATCAACGACGAAGGAAAAGGGTATTAAATCCCACGCAGTAGCAGCATCAGGGTGAAAACCCAACTGATCAAGTACAACAGCCGGAGTTCTTGGATAATTTGCATATCCAGAACGATGGAATGTTATACGGCCAGTATATGATAGCATAAAGCCACCGCCAAAAGGAATATTCGCTCCTGAAACAGGAATAGAATATGAATCCTCATAACGGGCCTGCGAAAGATTTGCAGATAGGTTGTTTAACTGCTCAACTACAGCGGTAAGGTCAGATATAAAGGGCATCACACCCCATGTAACTGCGCCATAGCTAACAAGATCAGACAACTTACTGGTTAGTAATTTGTATGATTCGTCGAGCTCCGCAATAATAGAGATAACATTAGCTCTATTACTACTAGGAAGTTTATTCCAATTAAGGCTTGTTGCAATCCGTGAGGATTGTTTATTAAGCGATAAATTGAGAGCTGGGAAGAAATCAACAACAGCGTTGTTGAGTTCTAAACGTCGTCCATTAGGACGAAAACCAATAATTTCCGTTACACCATTTTTAAAATGGTAGCAGTCATTGCCGTGAATACCAGAATACTTAGTTGTGGTAATACTTTCGGAAGTAGAATAGTAGATACTACTCTGACCGATAATAGAACCAGTAGACGAATATTCAGTATCACGACGAGCAACCGATCTAGTTCGAGTGGTCATTTTCGATTGGTACCTAGAATGAAG